TGCCAGTGAACTGCAAAGCCAAGGTGTATTGGCACAGTGTCATGTGAACATTGTGCAGTTGGTAGATCATGCAGAGTTTTCAAACTATCAAAGCGAACTAAAATATCTGCTAGAAGAATCCAAACGATTAGACACCATTGCTGATCTAATACGTCAAGTCAATCTCACTGGCAATACTCTGGTGTTGGTAGACCGTATTGCTGCAGGACAAGGCATTATAGAACGACTGGGAGACAATGCTGTGATGGTATCAGGTGCAACCAAAGCCAAAGACCGCCAGGACGAATATGATGAAGTTGCCGAAGCCACCGATAAGATCATTGTGGCCACATACGGTGTGGCTGCTGTGGGTATTAACATTCCTAGGATCTTTAATTTAGTGCTAGTAGAACCTGGTAAGAGTTTTGTTCGTGTGATACAAAGTATTGGACGAGGCATTCGCAAAGCCGAAGACAAAGATCATGTGCAAATCTGGGACATAACATCAACGTGTAAGTTTGCCAAACGACATTTGACCAAACGCAAACAGTTCTACAAAGAAGCCAACTATCCCTTCACTCAAGAGAAATTAGAGTGGAAGTAAAGGTTGACAATACCAAACCCTGTTGTATAATAATACTATGAGAATATTAACCTTAGATAACACACCATTTGACCTAGATCATCTGCCAGACGAAGTAGATGACATGCGTTTTGCTATATTCGACAACAGCGATCCCAAAGATCCAGATTATCATTACATACCGTTAATATTTTTAGAGAGCTTTACAGCACCTGCACTGGTTCTCAGCATTGGTGAACATCGAGTTCGCATGCCCGTGGATTGGCAAGTGTTAATTGGAGAACCCGATCTGGGTGATCTAGAAGTGTTGCCGCTGACATCCATAAACGATCGAGGCTTTAAGGTATTTGAATTCAATCCTCTCAGCAGTTTTAGACCCAGTTTCTTGGACATCGAAATCATTGACGTCTATCAAGAAGTCACATGGTATGCTCCTAAGTTAAAAAACGGACAGATGTTGTGTGTGCCATTGGGCAACGGTCCTAAGTCTGAATGTGTGTACTTTGTCAAAGATATCAGCCGCAACTGTGAAGTGGTAGACTACAACAAGGCATGGTAAATGAGTGACAAACTAAACATAGCCAATGAGATGGCAGTGTTGGACCGTAAGGACAGAACTTTTTATGACAGTTTAACCGACGAAGAACGCAAAAAGTTTAGCAATTATCTAATGATACGTTGGGCATCTGCTGTGCAAGGCAGTCGTGAGCTACAGGAATTTTATTTGATTGCCACCAATGAACGATTGAACAAACGTTTTTTTGAAATCAATCGACATCCAAGGCTACAGTGGCTATGTGCTACTACCATCAGTCCCGGATTGGGCACACACCGACATCAGTGGATCGCTCCTCGAAAAAAAGAAGCCGGTGCCAGTGCTATACGCAAACAGTTGGCAGAGATGTACCCGCATTTCAAAGACGACGAGCTGGATGTTATGTGTCAAATAACAACCAAAAAAGACATTGACGCTTATCTCAAAGCCTCTGGACAAGAAACTAAAAAATGACTTATGTTTGCCAATACTGTAAGAAGAGCTTTGTTAGAGAAGCCAGTCTTGCAGTTCATCTTTGTGAACCACGACGTCGGCGTCAAGAAAAAGATGAAGCCGGTGTACGTCTAGGGTTTATGGCTTATATAAAGTTCTACGAAATGACACAAGGCAGTGCTCGTTTAAAAACGCACGACGACTTTTGTGAAAGCCCATACTATCGAGCATTTGTAAAGTTTGGCAGATACTGTGTGGACATTCGTGCAGTGAATCCTGCAAGATTTATGGAATGGTTACTCAAGCACAACAAAAAGATTGATCATTGGTGCCGAGATACCATGTACACTGAGTACCTAACAGATTATCTACGACTAGAAAACGTCAACGATGCATTAGCTCGTGCCATGGAGTTTGGTATTGCATGGTCAGAAGAAACTGGCAACCCAGCAGATGATTGTTTACGTTATGGCAATACCAATGCCATTGTGTATGCTGTCACAGCCGGTAGAATCAGTCCTTGGGTTATTTACAATTGTGAAAGTGGACAGAAGTTTCTGAGTGAATTAGATGCCACACAAATTGCAATGATTTGGCCCTACATTGATGCCGAGGTGTGGCAAAAGAAGTTCTCTGACTATCCAGCAGATCAAGAGTATGCTCGAGACATATTAGAGAAAGCAGGATGGTAATGGAAACAGTTATTGTATTATTGGCCTTGTTTGGTATCAAACATTTCTTGGCAGACTTCCTTTGGCAATTTCCGTTTATGCTTAAAGACAAAGGTCAATATGGTGCCGAAGGCGGAATGACTCATGCCTTGTTACACGGACTATTAACATTCTTTGTGTTGATAGGATTTGTTCGTCCAGAGGATGCCATTGCCTTAGCCTTGCTAGAGAGTGTCATACACTATCACGTTGACTGGGCCAAGACTAATCTGAGTCAAGGGTTAACTGTGAATGATCGTCGTTTTTGGATTTGGTTTGGACTGGATCAGACTCTGCATTATTTGACTTATATTGTGATCATTGGTATAATTGTGTTATGAGTGCAGATATTGACATTGACTTTGCTGATAGAGAACAACTGTTGAAGTTGATTCGAGCAGTACCAGCACGTCAAACACATCAAGGGCAGGTACGAAAACACAACAGCGGTGTGTATGTCACAGACATACCCTATGACCCGGTGCATCAGTGTGCGGCTATAGACTATGAATCAGCAGAACAATTGGGTTATTTCAAAATAGATCTACTGAACATGAGTGTGTATCAATTAGTTAAGAGTCCAGAGCATTATCAACAGATGTTGAACCAAGAACCCAACTGGACTCGATTGTGGACTGACACAGAGTGGTCAAAGCAGTTGGTTCATGTGGGCAATTACACAGACTTACTGGCCGCAATGAAGCCTGATTCTATACCTAGAATGGCTGCTTTTATATCTATTATTAGACCCGGCAAAGCTCATTTACAAAACAAGACCTGGGCAGAAGTGTTTGCATCGGTTTGGGACGGTGACAGCAGTCAGGGATTTACATTCAAACACAGTCATGCCATAAGCTATGCTGCGTTGGTAGCATTACATATGAATCTACTCAGTCAAGTCGACGTACCAGAGTAATCGATTTTCTCTTGCTTTTTTTGCGGCTCATTTCACTGAGACTGCACACTGGGCCGTGTAAAATTTCTAGATCCTTGTTGGTAAAAGTGCGTAGATAGGGTTTGAATCGATCCCAATCTCCTTTGAGAAATATGTTTATAGGAACTGTTCTGTTGCTCTCCCACCACCAAACATTGGCCAGTTCCAAAAACTGACGCTTGACTTCCAGATCCTGTATAGCACCAAAATCATAGATGGTAGTTATAGCATCATCTTGATTTTGTATAATGCCCACATACTCTGTGGTGGCGTACACACACAAGGTTATAAATGGGTATTTTTCTGCCAGTTTTTCAAAAAAATCGTTGTTCATATCGTGTGAATATTTACCAAACCAAACAGCCGGCATGATCTAAAGGTGCTAAATACTCTGTATGTATTCCACCCAGGCCTATATCTATCAGCAAATTACGCAAGTGCTACTCATGGACACAGGTGCGGGGGAAACTTTTATCTATAGGTATAATCCTGTGTACGCAAAACAATTAACTATAAACAAAGGTGTTGACAATGTGTTGTTGTTTGAGTTTATCAATCAGCAAGAGAAACCTGTGAATATTACTGGTAGCACATTTGTTTTCCGGGTAATCAATACCGAAAGCGACAAAGTGTTGATACAAGAACCTATGGTCATACTTAATGCTCCCACAGGGCGTGCCAAAGTTACTTTGACCAGTAGTCAACTGCTAGAAGTGCTGGCACAACCGGCCAGCTACAGCATACAGCGTACACAACCAGGCGGCTTAACAGAAGCAGTGTTTACCAATGCCCAAGCTGGAGCTCGTGCTCCGGTGAATATTGTGGATTCTGTGTTGCCACAACACGTACCCAGTGCACCGTTGACTATTCCAACCAACAAATTGTCCGCACAAGTCAGCTACGACGGTACTACTTGGAGTCAGTATCCAAGTAGTCCTTACTGGGCTGGTAACCCCAATGGCGGAACCTACTACAACAGTTTTTTAAACACAGAATTCTTCAGCAGTTATATTGAACCTCAAAATTCAGTAACCACAGTGCAAATGACCTTAGATGGTTATACTGGTACTATCAAAGCTCAAGGTGCTGAAAATTATCAAAGCATATGGTACAATGTAACTGAATCAACTACCTATTTGAACAAAACTGGAACCATCTACATGAATATTGTAGGTTGGCACCCATTGTTAAGACTGTGCTTCAACAACAGTATCTTTGCAGTTCCGGATCAGCCTGGTACGCCAGCTATAGCACAAGCCACAGTGTCCAACGGAGTGGTTACCGACATTACTGTACTCAATGGTGGTACTGGTTATTTGGCACCACCTAAAGTCAACATTATTGGTTCCGGTGCCGGAGCCACAGCCGAAGCCACAGTTTCGGGTGGTGTAGTCACAGGCATTACAGTGACCAATGGTGGCAGTGGATATTGGTATCTACCCAATGCTGGATACAATGCTGGTTCATACCCAGTGAATCAAACCGAAATTGGTGCTGCTGTGGTAATCAGTACCGGCTATGTAGTTGATTTGTTGTACCGATAAAACCAAAAATCATTGTAGTTTTCTAGGAGTTATGTTATAATCAATACATGATTGATGTGGTTTCCTTTTTACCTAGCAAGCGAAAACAAACAGCAAGTGGTTGGATAAGTTTCAACGCACCATGTTGCGTTCATCGCGGCGATACTCAAGACATGCGTAGTCGCGGAGGAATCAAACCCAGCCCAGACGGCTCTTGGTCATATCATTGTTTCAACTGTGGATATACTGCCAGCTTTGTGTTGGGACGTAATCTAACATTCAAAGCTCGTCGATTGCTAGAATGGTTGAATGTGCCCACAGAAGAAATTGAAAGAATCAATCTAGAAAGTCTCAAACACAAAAGCATAGAAGGGTTGTTAGGCGAGCGTCAATCTATTGCAAATCAATTACAAAACATTGTGTTTGAGGATCGAGACTTGCCAGCTGACACACAACCACTCAATGAACAGGCCAAAACATATTTGAGTAATCGGGCGATAGCATCTGACTACCCATTTCTTTATAAAACAATGCCTCGACCAGGTATAGTTATTCCTTTTACTCACGACAATCAAGTAGTAGGACATACCACAAGATTTTTAGACGATCGTACTCCTAGATATATTCAAGACATACAACATGGCTATGTGTTTGGAACAGATTTACAACAGACAGATTGGCAGTTGGCCATAGTAGTAGAAGGAGTGTTTGACGCACTCAGTATCAACGGACTAGCAGTGTTGCATGCAGAAATCAATGATGCACAAGTTAGACTGATCAGAAGTTTAGGCAAAGAAATTGTTGTTGTTCCAGATCAAGACGAAGCTGGCATGAAGTTGGTAGATCGTGCAGTGGAACTGGGTTGGAGTGTAAGCATGCCCGACTGGCCCGACTGTAAAGATGTCAATGATGCTGTGATCAAATACGGCAGGTTGGCTACTCTGATAACTATACTTGCCAACAAAGAATCAAGTAAAATAAAGATTGAATTAAGGAAAAAGCAAATTGTTAAAAGACTACGGGCTTGATGTCCAAAAATTATTCTTAGAAATGATGTTGCAAGACGCAGAGAGTTATGTGCGTGTGCAAAACATTTACAATCCAGAAAACTTTGATCGTAGCCTACGACCAGTGGCAGAGTTCATTGCCAAGCACAGCAACGACTACAAAACATTGCCCAGCCCAGATCAAATCAAGGCCGCAACGGGCATAGAGCTAAAGCATATTCCAGATCTAAATGACGGACACTTTGAATGGTTTATGACCGAGTTTGAACAGTTTACTCGACGTCAAGAACTAGAGCGTGCTATCCTTAAATCAGCAGACTTACTGGAAAAAGGTGAATATGATCCTGTGGAGAAGCTGATCAAAGACGCTGTACAAATCTCGTTGACAAAAGACATGGGTACAGACTACTTTGCTGATCCACAAGCACGTATCAACAAATACTTCAACTCTGGTGGGCAAGTGTCAACAGGATGGCCACAGATGGACAAAATCTTGTATGGCGGATTCAGTCGCGGTGAATTGAACATTTTTGCAGGTGGATCTGGATCTGGTAAATCTCTTGTGATGATGAACATTGCTTTGAGTTGGCTACAGGCCGGACTCAGTGGTGTGTATATCAGTTTAGAACTTTCTGAAGAACTGTGTGCTTTGCGTACAGATGCTATGTTGGCCGGAATGAGCACAAAAGAAATTCGCAAGGACATTGATCAAACCACGCTCAAAGTCAAATTGGTTAG